TAGATATATTCCACAAGAAGTAAAGATTGCAATTCCAATAAAATGTCAAACTCCAATTCCGGAAAAACCAGATTTTAATTTTCCAAAGTTAACTGAGAGTAGTGATATTTTTGAAAAAGTAAAGTCTTTATTGGCAGATAGAAATCTACATTTGGGATATGAAGATCAGTTATTGACTGCACTACAATCATGTAAGTAGCATAAATACTACATGATATCAAAAGAAATATTTGAATCCGTTGAAAAACAAAAACAACTTGAACGATTTGTCAAGTGGTCTTGTAATCGTCTTGGAATAAATGACATTCCAAAAATTCGCTATGGTGATAGCCTAGAAGAAGTAGAAGAAAAAAGAACTTTTGGAAGCACACATAGTAATGGTTATGTATGGGTGTATGTCGGTGACAGAAATATGGCCGATATTATGCGTACACTGTGCCATGAGCTAGTTCATCATAGACAATTTGAGGTTAAATTGGCCAGTGATGACATGAACGATGAAACAAAGCAATCAATTGAAGATGTTGCAAATGCAGTTGCTGGCCGTTTAATGCGTGAGTACGGTAAGCAACATGTTGAAATCTACTCTTAATTTTTCTTCCGTTTGATAAATACTTAGCTCGTTCTCAACGACTTATGCTGTTCAGCCCGCAGCGTAGACCTAGAACGTCAGTAATAAAAGGAGAAAAAAATGGGTAGACCACTAAGTCGCCAACAATTATTTGGCGCAAATGAAAACAACAACATTAAAGTGCAGTTTAACAACGGTACTGACAGTGTTCGTGGATACATTCTGAAACAAAAAGCATCTAAGAGATTTTTGTGCGTAGACGAAAATGGAAATCAGGCGCTTTGTTATCTTAAAGAAAAAGCAAGTGCTGACTTACAACCTGGAGAAATGTCTATTACCATTCTGGATGATAATGGCGATTCACATCAAATCACAAAAATCACTCGTCATCGTCTAAGCTACGAGGGTTCCAGTACTGCATGGACATTTGACCCTAACTTATCTGATGACTTTGTTCAAATGGAAGAAGCTGGCACTGATGAAGCTATGACTGATGCAGTTGACCTAGAAGAAGATGATGTTATTATCCCAGTAGGCATGGATCGTAACGAGCCTCTACCAGGTTCTGGCGGCGGCAACAACACAGTTCCAGGTGTCTTTGCTCCAATTAGTTCTGTAGTTGGCCCCTTCTCTTCTGTTGGTATTACATTCCGTGATATTACAGCTAGTGCGCTAGACACAGTACCAAACAGTGCCAACGGCTTATATCGTCGCAAGTATGTTGGAAACTTTTCTACAGTCGCCGTCAAAGATACAACTCCGCCCTACACACTAGACATGGGATTCTTCGGAGTGGCAAGTCATGGTCCTATCAGTGATCCAGCATATGAAGTTGATACATATCTAAGCTTTGGCACTCGCACTGACTTGGGTAATGAAAACAATTATGCCTTTGAGTGGAAAGGATACATGCAAGCACCTGTCACAGGCAACATGAGAATTGGTGCGCTAGTAGATGACGATTGCGTATTCTGGATTGGTGCTCCTGCACTGAACCCAACAAACAACAATTATCTATGGGCACAAACTGGTAATACTAGAAGCGGCACAGATGGTGTCACGGTAGTAGCAGGCAAATGGTATCCAGTTCGTATTTGGTTCCAAGAGTGGGGTGGTGCAGAAACATTCCAACTAGGTGCAAGCAACAGCGTAAATGCAACAAAATATGGTATTGGCGCAGGCGGCACACCATTTACAGTAGCCTACAACACTGCAACTAAAGGATATTAATCTAATAGATTTAGAACAACGATAATAAAGGAGAAAATCATGGGTAGACCACTAAAGATATCACATCCCGGAGTAGATCTAGGATACAACAATTTATATGGAGTAGTTGGTGGAGACACTGCTACATCAGGACTTCAAGTTCTTTGTCGCGTAAAAATCAGAGGCAACGCTGAAGCAAATGGTTTTATTGTGCGTCAAAAGGGTGCAAGAAAGTTTCTAGTTTCTGATGGCACAAATGTTGGAATTTGCGTGTTGGCAGATTCTGACAATGCTTCTCTCGCAGACGATACAATGACTGTTACTGTAACAAAAGCAGATGCATCTACTGTAAGACTCGCTAAGTTTAGCAATAACCGCGGACTAGATTTTTCTGGTAATGCATATGTATTATCATTTGGATCAGCAGGTGTAGCTCCAGCGGGTTCATTGTATTCAGTAGTTACAGTTTCTAGTCTATAACTGAAACACTACAGTTCAACAAAAAAGCCTGATTAGTCAGGCTTTTTCATTTTATGGATTCTTGGATTATAGCTATTTTCTGTTTGATAATATCATACATAAGCGTATTAAATAATCCACTGTGCAGTGGCTGAGGATAGTGAGTTTGATTGCACCAACTGTATCCTATGTGCTCATGATTTAACTTTGGTAAAAATTCATCATCTACAAAACAGTAAAAAGTATGATAAGTGAACTTAGCGTCTTCGGATATAAATTTTTCTATTGGAAATAATTTGGCATTCTTTGGAAAAAAACCTATTTCTTCATTGCATTCTCGCTCTAGAGCCTCGCGAAGCGTTTCTCCCCGTTCTATTTTTCCTCCGGGTAATCCCCATACTGGATATCGTTTAGCGTTTCTTAATAAGAACAATTGCCTTGATGTTTTTTGAGAGCAAAAAATTACTCCAACTGAGTTTGTTTTCTTCATGTTTTATATAATTATTCTCCATGATCCCTGATCATACCAGCCTTCGTAACTTTTTACCCACGATCCATTTTCAAAGCGATATTGAATTCCGCTGGTTATATTAGTAATAAATTCAGTTGATTGAACATTCTTACTGTCAAATACAACCGACCAGTTTTCACCGTCAAATTCAATAATGCTATTTGCAGTGGCACCCTCTGTTAAACCAATCCACGCTGGCGTTTCAACAGACGGAGATGAATATGGTTCCTGAATTGGAATGTCTTCTACGATTAAATATCTTTGACCCGTCGCGGCAGATGGTAACCCACTATCTGGACTCTTTTTTATTGGATCAATAACACTATCAACTGGGTCCAGTGTGTTCTGTGGTAGCGTATCTGTATCTATGTCATAGACAAGTATATTATCATTATCACTATTGAGAGATATAGTGCCCATGACTTCTGTGTCTAAATATGAATTTTCCAAAGCTATCATACTTATACCAGGGCGAATTGTGCCATATGCATTTAATACTGCCTGCCATGATAAACATGAATGTGGACTAGGAGTTGCATCTACTACTGAGTTTGCGGGATTTAGCGGCTGACTTGACTGTACTATCTGCAATTGATCACCCAGCAACAATAGTTTGTATCCATATGGAGTTATTTTTTGTCTTGTACCCAATAGTAAGTCGTCATCCTGTATGTCATCTTTATAATTTCTAGTAAAGATGCTGGCAATAATCTTGTGTATTACATTGTACTTTTTGACTTTTATAGGTCCGCTTATCCAAATTGGCATATAGAATTTCCAAGAAAACACATCTATTGGATTTCCAGATCCCATGGGAATACTTCTACTGGTAAATGTTATGCCGTCTTGGTACACAACACTCAATGAAGTCCAATCAATAAAATTATCTGTACTTTGTAATTCCATACTTGGATTAAACAGTACCCCTAGCTGTTCAAATAGCTCTAATTTTTGATTATAATTGGTAGTCCAGAGATCTAGTGTTATTCTTAGTGTGTAGGGAACAGGCATTATTCTTTCAACATTAAATGCATTACCCTGAGTATTTTCCCATTCATGTGTATTATCATTATATGTTCTCTGACGAACTGAAATCTTATCTATGAAATAAGGATCTTGTGTTCTTCGCTGATCATATTCAATTGCATTTATGTAATATGTTAATAGTGGAGCACTTGGCAAGTTATTGGCACTGTTATTCGCGACGATAGTGCCTGCTTGACGACTAGCATCTCCATACATAATAGGGACTCTATGTAAAATTGGATTGCCATTTGCATCTGTTCCAGTGGTTACTTCCCAGTTGGAAAATATGCGAGCAAATTGAATTAGAAATCTTCTAATTTGATTGTCCATGAAATAAGTAGCGATGATAATTCCCCAAATAATTAATATACGAATATTTATGCTATTAGCACTGTGTATTGTTTAATCTGGTTTTATTTTTAACGCTTGACTTAAGCTTTGACGACTTGGAATTGTCAACCCACTTGTAGTTGTAATACTTGCACTGTTATTAATAAAGGTACTTAATTGGCTCTCATCATCAACCGTAAATCCTACTGCCGTTCTGACATTACTTGATATCTCAACCCAACTAGTTCCACTGTATCTGTATAACTTCTGAGGTAGATAATCTGTTCTTAGATAGTAATCTCCTACTTGAGGATTTCCAGGGAAAGATATTCCAGATCTTACTTGTTCTCCGTTTGGAGCAGTACCGTCTCCACTGTTATATCCAGCAATATAACCGAAACTTTGTGGTGTTACTCGTCTAATAAATCTAAAACGAGGATCACAGTCTGCTCTGAAATCCATCTGATTTGTTGCAGTGGCATCAAAATTACTTGCTACTACTATTTTCGTACCAGATGGCATAGTAGTTAAAGTTTTGTTGCTTACAACAAGTTGTTTAGTTGCATAATTAACAGATGTTATTGTAGTGTCATCGGGAAACACTGATATTTGCTGATTATTCTGATTGATAATTGTAGATCTTATTAGTAATCCTGGTATTACATCAGAGCTTAAATCATCACACTTGATTGTTTGAGAATTTATTTTTGTAGTGCTGGCGGTAACTATATTTGAAACATATTGATCCGCTCTGCTATTGTCAGCGTCAGCGGTACCGTATGGACCAGTCATATATCCAATAGAACACGCAGTAGCTGCTAAAGTTCCCTCTACTGGTCCACTATTAGTATCTGTTAATTCTGGTTCCAAATACGAAGTTCCCAAAATAATACTATAACTTGGTCCAACTCCAGTAGTTTCCAAATATCTTCTATATATTCTTAAAACAGGACTCGGAGTTGGATAATTTGCGGTAGACAACACTTCAATATTGCCAACTTGTATGGCATTAGTAACATCAATTGTTATATTGACAGGTGGCGCAGGTTCACCGCCGGCAAATGTAGGTACAACATATAGCTGACTGCGATCATAGCCTGATTTTGGAACCAATAATTTAGCCTGTTCTATTAGTGCATCATTAATTTCAATATTCTTTTTGTATGTACTAAACAAGTCAGCAATACTTGCACCCTCAACTAGTTGCCAATAATCATCGTCCAATGGAGTTACTCCAACTGGGACTGATTGCTTTGGAGTCCATATCTTACCATCATATGTAACTGTGTAACCAGGCTGATATGTTTTTGTTGGGTCATAATTACCCATGTAATTGTCTTTTTGCGTGGGCTCATTAAGTATGTCAGAGAATTCTTGTGAATTTACTAGAGGCTCACACTTAATTCTCCACAAATGTGGATACCAGGTTGAACTAAACCCCTCACTTGCAAAATTAGCATCAGTGATTTGATAATATCTTCTGATACCAATAGGAATTTTCTCGTCCAGTGGGTGATAGTCAGTTAAGTGCGGCAATTCAAATACATCACCGACCATTAATTTGCGACCAATTACATCTATCATGTCGTTATAGTGTACAGTGATGAAAATTATGTCATTTGTTAAAAATAATCCAAATTGACTTAAATCAAAATCTAGATTTTGTACATTGTAGTGTCCACGCAATCTGTAAATATTTTTGTCATATTTGCGATCACGATTTTCCATGAATAGCAAGTCTTGGATGTTTGTTACCTGTGTTTTTTCATACACTGGCTGACTAAGATCTGTGCTAGTAACTGGATTGTTTGTTCCAATATACTTGTGAATGTATAGGTCAGTTGCTCCAACTTGAAACATTTCTTTTATCGTGCGATCAAAGAACCTGTAATCTGCTGTTTTTTCCGACTTCCAAAGTGATAAGCGTGGCATACAGTATTTATCAAAAACGCTTGACAATAATTCTGTGTTGTGTATACTGATTTCATGCTAAATATTGTCTAAATCGCAGGGAAACATGAATTTGACATTAATTCGGAACACTGCTATACTATAGTCTATTCAGTAGGAAATCATATGGCTCGTAAATCTCGTAACACAATTGTCGGTGACGCTGTAATTGTTCCCGAATTGAATCCTCGTGACACTGATGTCAAGTTCGCTGGTAATGAGCCAGTGTTTCTTGAGCAGCCAAGCGAGGAACTTCGCAAGGGTGTATTGGTTCAATCACTGAATTGGTATTCTCGTTTCTTTGATCGCAAGACCAGCAAGGATTTGATTATTTCCTTTGCTGAGCATCGGGGTGTGAGTGCATCCGATATCAAGCGACTTCGTTCCGTTCACGAGCGAGAATTCAATATTTCACTTGGATGGCTCTCCCGCATGGGTATGCGTGGTCTTGTCTTGACCGAACAAGAACTTGCTCGTATTGGAGATCATCTGAAAGTGTTGTTGGCATCCGCTACAAAAGTTGTAGAAGTTGCCGAAGTAGAAGTTGAAAAGCCCAATCGTCCTAATGTGCAGGAAATCATGCGTGACAAGGCGCGTGAAGCTGCCGGCGAAATTGAGGGTCTGTTTGACTCCTACTTGACTGATGGTAATCCTCAACCCGCTGATGTTAATGTCGTGGGTGTTCTTACCGAGCGTAACATTCTGCCTCAACACGCCAACATCATTATTGATGTCTGGAAGCGTAGGCGCGAAGAATTGGAACTGGTGCAAGCTGGTACTGATGCTGACTTGAAGGAAGGCTATGCTCAGTATGGCAAGATTGCCATTCGCAACCTGATCAAGTTTTGCGATGCTGTATTGGCAGGTGTTGGTTCTTATATCAGCGTTAAGAAGCAAACCAAGACTGTTCGCAAGCGGAAGCCCGTGCCAGTAGAAAGGCAGGTCGCAAAGATCAAGTATATGAAGCAATTCAAGGATGATGCTACTAAGCTTGATCTGACCAGCATTCACCCTAGCAAGATTGTGGGTGCTACTGAAGTGTGGGTTTATGATACAGCCAAGCGTAAATTGGCCTATTACATTGCCGACGCACACGCTGGGTCACTGAGTGTCAAGGGCACTACGATTCTTGGGTTTGATTCCGCTCAAAGTGGAATGAAGACTCTGCGTAAGCCTGCTGATACACTGAAGAAGCTGATCAGTGCTGGTAAGCCTGCTGCTCGTAAGCTGTTCAAGGAAATCAACTCGGTTCAAGCAATCGTCAAGGGTCGGACGAACGATGACCTGATTATCTTGCGGGCACATTGATGAATGATGTAGCATACATACTATGCTTGTCAGCTACTACTTGTCTTGCCGCGTTTCTGGTTGGAGTAGAGTTGACATCATTGACTGCTATCATTTCTGGAATCTTAACTGGGCTGTGGGGTAAATTGACACTGCCCAAACACAACAATAAAGGAAAAACATGACAAATGTATTTGCGGATCAAGAAAAGTTTATGAGAGCCTGTGATCAAACTACTGATGTTTGGAATGAGGCTCAGTTTAAACTATATGTTAATCTAATTGAAGAAGAATTTAAGGAACTCAAAGAGGCAATTGTCGCCAATGATCGGGTTGAAATTCTAGACGCACTTGAAGACATTATGGTCGTTACTGCTGGTGCTATGCACTCGGCAGGATTCAATGGCGAGGGTGCGTGGAACGAAGTCATGCGTACCAATTTTGCCAAGATTGATCCAGTCACCGGAAAAGTACGCAAACGGGAAGACGGAAAAGTTTTGAAACCAGAGGGCTGGAGTTCACCCGATCTTACTTCATACTTGCAGAAGTAACACTCTCTTTATTATGACCACATAGGTTAGCATCGCCTGGAAGTATGCCATACAATCCGTCAAATTAGGTTTGGACGGTAGTTGCGAGGTCACGCAACTTCACAGAACTACCCCTAGTGGATGCCTAAATGTCTGCCCATGGCAGCAACATTTTCTGTGTCGTAATGGTTGTGAGTGCAGCAATGCACCGTCAAGTCTGCTGAGTCATGGTAATAGCGATAGAGGGCTCAGGCTGGTTGAAACTACCCGATGAATAATGTTTCAACGCTACAGCGAATATGGGTACATCCTAATTTTAGGTCGGTGAGACATGGTCAATCCTCCACCGTAATTGTACAATTCATCGTCGCGTGTGACGAGCATGTTTTTTAGATATTTTTATATCTACTCGCATATTCAAATGCATGAGAGTTCTAATACAAGAAAAATTATGTAGATTATTAATTAATTAATACATTATGTTATGTAAAACATTTTTATGCATAATACTATTTTCTATAAGCATTAATGCATATATGTATTAATAAAAAATAAAAAAGTGATGTGATAGAGCCGTAGCAATAGCGTAGGCTCTAAGCATCACTGGTTGTTGAGCACAGCGATACAACCAGTAGAATAAATAGTATCACGGAGGTAATAAAATGGCGGATCTAGCAGAGATGAAACAGAAGATATTTGATAACACGAGATATCGTTTAGGTGATGGCATAATTGATTTGGAATTAGATCCTGTTCACTATGAGGCCGCGTATCAATACGCAATTTCTACATACAGACAGAGAGCACAGAACGCATATGAGGAATCATACTCACTATTGACTATTGAGAAAGATAAGAACACATACATATTGCCTCAGGAAATAATCAATGTGCGTCAGGTATTTCGTCGCACAGTAGGACTTGAAACGGGTCCTAGCTCTAGTAGTTTTGATCCGTTTAGTAGTGCCATATTGAATACATATCTTTTGAATTACAACTATGCCGGCGGTTTAGCTACTTATGACTTCTATGCCGGTTATATAGAATTGGCTGCCAGAATGTTCGGTGGCTATGTGATATTCACATTCAATCCAGTTACCAAAGCTATACAATTTGTTCGCAACTTCAAAGGTAGTGGTGAGCAGTTGTTACTATGGACTGACAATTTGAAGCCAGAGATTACTCTGTTGCAGAACTATCAGAGTAGTAACTGGATAACCAGTTGGGTTGTAGCGCAGTGCAAGGTTATTATGGGTGAAGCTCGTGAAAAGTATTCATCAATTGCAGGCCCTGGTGGTGGTACTTCATTGAATGGTGCTGCTATGAAGAGTGAGGGTGCCAAGATGCAGGAAGACTTGTTAGAGGACTTAAAGCGTTATATTGATGGCAGCACTCCACTTACTTGGGTAATTGGGTAACTCTAAATATATTGACATTCAGTAGAGTTGTGTAATACAATTCTAGTATGATAGTAGCTTTAAGTGGTTTAATTTCGTGTGGTAAGGATACTGTTTCCAACTACTTGGTTAAACAGCATGGATATACTAAACTAAGTTGGGCCAGCAGCGTCAAGGATGCAGTAGCTAGTATATTTGGATGGGATCGCGATCTACTTGAGGGCGATACCGCGGAATCCAGACAGTGGCGTGAGCGTGTTGATTGTTGGTGGGCCGAGAGACTTGATATACCCAACTTTAGTCCCAGATATGCATTACAGAGAATAGCCACTGATTTATTTCGGGATCGCTTTCATTCTGATATTTGGATTGCCAGCTTAGAATATAAGCTCTATAAGCTCAGTAAAGATACTAGTCACATAGTAATTAGTGATACTCGTTTTGTAAACGAGTTAGACGCGGTACGAAAGTTGGGTGGTATCACAGTTCGTGTTGTTCGTTCACCAGAACCAGAGTGGGTCAATGACTACATGCAGCATGGGCTAACTAGTGAGTGGGAGTTCAAGTATCCCGCTGTGCATGTCAGTGAGTACAGCAGTATTGGGTATAATTACGATTATGTTGTTAACAACGATAGCACCGTTGATAGTCTATATCAACAGATCAATGATCTACTTGAATGTCACCGATTCTCCAGGTGAAGTTCTTTCGCTTGACTACTTCTACGCAGCACAAGCATACGCTGCGTAGATTAGACAGCGCGGCGTTATTTAGATTGCCGTCTATGTGATAGACTACTATCTGACTACTTAGAGTACTTCTAAAGCCACATACATCACATGTGGCTTTTTTCTTATATCCTTTCAATTCCCAAGACATTTTAACCGATGATAGTTTGCCAGTCTTTTTCAGTTTAAGACAATGTTCGCATAAACTTCTATATTGAATTTTGCCAGATGGTCTCGTGTA